GAAAGTGCCATTATTTTGTGAGGTCCTCGTATTTTTCTAGTAGAGTTGGTGTTGGGTCAGCAAGAGTCAGAATCTTGTCAGAACTAATCATAAACACGTCATCCCGTGTAGCACCCATCATCCATGACTCTAACATGCCATCACTAGTTAGGACAAAAGGATTAGTCAGTTTACAGTCTGGTTCTCCAGGAACTTGTGCTGGGACTTCCTCAATCTGACTGATCAGTGTCTGATTGTTCATCAGCAGAATCGCTTTGATTATCTTTTCCATAATTTAAAACATCCTCAGTGTACATTGTTTTTAATAGTTCTACAGGTTCGACCATAGTAATTAACCAGTCTGCTGGGATGGGAATTATATCATCTGCAGAAAGTGCGATCCAAGGGATCAAAGAAACCTCAAACCCTGCTTTGGTTTGCTTCTTGTTCTGTTCAATTACTCCAGGATTTTGTTTTTGGACAATACAGGGTTTGCCTAGAAAATAACCAACAACCTTCTGATCGTCTTCTTCACCGACTGCCATTTCATTAATATCAGAAATGACTTCTTCACCCGACTTGAGTAGCAAAAGTTTTACAGTCATTTGCCAACTCCATAATCAGGTGCTTTCAGTTCCAGTTCACGAATGTCTGCATGAAGACGTTCGGTTGCATTTCTCTTTTCGGTTTCTCGCAAGACTTTCAGTGCTGCTGCTGTTTCGGGAGTTTCTTCCCATTCCCAAGTCTCACCCTTACTATTTACAAATTGCTTTTTGGTCATAAGATTTGTATTTTCCTCTATTCTATCAACAAAAAAAGGAGGAGTCAACCTGGATTTTGCCAGGTGCTCCTCTGCGGCGAAAATATTCAGTTTTATTTATGGGGTAGTTATGAATAGATTAGGTGGTGGATTAGGGTAGTACGCTGGCAATTGGAACACCGATAAAAAGAGTCATCGCGGTTCCAAGTGTAAGAGTGGCGGCTGTGAGATTCATAAGTCGTCCTCCGTAAGTACGAAACTATTTAGAGTATACTGTATCATAGTGATACATTTCTGTATCAACCGCAGCAAAATACTGTCAGTAAATCAGAACCAATCCTTTCTCTTATGATGATCTGGGACAATCTTTCCAAACTCAATCGTCAGTAACCCATCCTCAAAAGTAACTGATCTAACTTCCGTTTCGTCAGCGAGTGTCCAACTTCTGGTGAAAGACCGTTGAGCCATTCCTCTATGAACATAAGTTCTTTCGGACTCAACATCTTCTTTTTGTCCTTCGACAAATAGTTTTCCATCTTGTGTGTATACATTGACCTCTGCCTTTTTAAATCCTGCCAGTGCCATTTCAAGTCGTGATTCTACGTTACTGACTTGAATTAAGTTGTATGGAGGATAGTTTGAGGTAGTTTCGTGCAATGTGCCAAGACGATCAAAAATATCATCCATACCAATGCTATATCTATTTATTCGGTCAATTAGCTGATCCATGTTGGCAGCGTTGTACCTATGCACTAATGCGTTAGCGGGCATCTTCTTAGCTCCTTTAAAAGCGAGTTTATGTTGTGTGGACCCCGAAGGCATCCAGTCATATTTATAGCACAGCACGAAAAAAGGAGATACGGCAATAACCGCACCTCCTTATAGGGATTTCCGACTTTTGAAGCGACAGCACGAAAGATCGCAGATTTATTTATTCGGTTTCCTGGGTCTTTCCTTTCTTTCCGATATTGTATTTCTGCTCTAGAACCCAATCAGACTTATCCTTATAAGCAAGAACTTTAATCTGGTTCAGAGGAGCAATGTCCATTACAGAGTCCTCTTTGACAATCGTAATGAGTCCCCAGTCGGCCAGAAGTCTGGTAATACGGTTGCGTCTCTGAACATCATTCACAGTCAGGTTGGCATGTTTACCATCCAGGGCAAACAGTTCCTTAAAACTAACAATATAATAACGGCCTTGTTTATGAAGAATGTGGCAAGACTGATAAAGTTTTTTCTCTTTTCTTGACGCTACTCCAATACGAGTTAAAGTTTCACGAACTTTTAAAAAGTCATCAGGTTCATTTAAAATGACCTCTACCATCATATCAGGAGACCAATTCACTTGGGGCTCAGTTACTTTTGACATAATTTTTCTCAAAAATGTTTACATATCTTTTATTTAGATTTTGTGACCATTCAATCATTTGCAAATTACTCACCGAAGAGCAAACTTCTTCAGATATATTGTTATCATAACAAAATCTAACAGATAATTTATGATCTATCTGATATCCACCATCAACTCCACATAAAGTTCTTGGATAATTATTTGGATTTATGATATTAAAATATTTTACATAATTTTTTTCAGTTAATCTTCTAACTTTATTTGAGTACTGCTTGTATTCACTCAAATTATATTCTCTTTTTAATCCATATCTTGATAAAAGTCTACATACATTACTAACAGAACATCCTAAAATTTTAGCAATTTGTTTATTTGTTTTTTTAGATTTAATCAATTCAATTAATTCATCTTCAGTAATTAGATCTATAAATTTTCTATTATTACCGCCACCTTGAGGTCTTTTTTCTATTTCTAATTTATCAAACCACTTTCTAACTCTAGTTTTTGTTGTTCCATAAAAATTAGCAATTTCTTGTAAAGTATTGCTTTTATACAGTTCAACTAAATCTTTTTTGGGTGGGGTTTGATTATACTTTATTTTTTGTTCATTTAGTTTCATATTATAGAATAATTCTTTCACTAACTATTTATAAAATAAAGTACTTTAAGGTGTCATTTCATTCCTCCAATGTCAAGTCGTTGTTTAATAAAAGTAATCTGTTCTTTGGTAAGAATTTTCAGAGCTTGAGATGCCTTCTCATTACTATATCCATAGTATTGTTTGACACATTCTAAATCTTGGACTTTATCCTTACGGAGCCAGGGAGAGAATCTCTTTCTTTTCCTCAAAGTATTTAGATAAAATGAATATTGCATATCTTTGTCAAGAAAGTTATACATATTCATCTCATTGGCGAACATGACACAATCAAGGTGCCCAGACAGACAACGATTAACGATATATGGAGGATAAGAGCTAATGTTCTCACGGAGATCCTCTTTAGTAAAGTTGATTGAGTTAAGCCAGTCCTTTAATTCCATAGTTATAAAGTAAAAGTTCCTTACGGTCTTTCTGTTCACGCATATATTCACCCACGGATCGCATGGTGTAAGTCAAATCAAACTCACCTGCATTCCATCCATCAAATCGTTCCTTGACAAGATTGGAAGAGTTATAAGATACAAGTTGATGTCCAAGGTATCTATCACAATCAGAAGCAAAGTCATCATGGTTAAATCCATTATGCATACTTCCCTTCTTTCCATAAAGATTATCTTTGATATCATATGGAGGATCTAGATATGTAAACACGTCCTTACGATCAGTAAGAAGTGACTCATACGACCAGTTAGTAATCTTCCAGTTCTGAATTATTTCAGTGTATCCTGGGAGTTTTTCGATTCCTCGCATTGAGAAGTTGGAGACACTTGCTTGTCTGCTGAAGGATGAGGACTCTGTGAGTCCACTAAAGCTACACTTATTAACAATATAAAAACTACTAGCGCGAGATAGATTCGATTCAGTGTAATCATTGACAATATCCTTTGATTCTAAAAATAGTTTCCTTGCAGATTCTTCATCAGGATGTGTTGACTTGAGGTCTTGCAACCTTTCGTAAAGGGCACGACCATCGTCTTGTAGAACTCTCCAGAAGTTATAGAGTGGTTCATACAGGTCATTGACCCAGATATCCAAATGAGGATACTTCTTTGTAATGTGTATCGCTACGCTACCACCACCTAAGAATGGTTCGCGGTACTCCTTATAGTCACGAAGGTCAGGAAAAAAGGGATCCATCTTGGTGCAAGCACGGGACTTACCACCAGGGTAGCGAATCGGCGTCTTAAGAGATTTCATCACACAATCAATTTTTTAGATGCTGGAGTAACCAGTTTACTCCCAAACATTTCATTGTACTTCTTACTAACGTCTTCCTGAACATCACAAACGTAAACAACGTGTTGCTGCTTCATGGTAACTTCAGGATTGTCTGGATCAATCACAGTTGCCCACTGTGCAAATCCAACACCATTAGCATTAGGAAGGACTACAAGACCGTTCTTTATGGTAATAGTATCGTCATCTTGAGAGATAAGTTCAGCGATAATTTCTTCACCAGACCACATACGAATTACTTTAACGTTCATAATCACAAAAAATTAGGTTTATCAGGTGTTGAGTGGAGAAGCACTCCATCAACTTTATCCATCAATTCTTGCATACTTCCATGCAACAGACGATATCCAGTTCCAACATAAAGTTGTCCAAGGAATACAGTAATAGTCATAACACTCCAGAAATAATAATACATTCTGGATTTCTTTTGTCTGGGGGTTGCTTTACTCATTAGTCAATTTCTCAATGTACTGATAAATCAAACTCCACCCAAATTCATAAGTATCTCCATGTTCATCTTGGAGAAAGAATGGAATATTGGGATGATAGTATTTAGCTCTATAATAATGATTAATCACATTATAGTCATCATCTACACACCGTTCGTGCTCTAGTTGTTCTTCGGTCATTTGAATTCACACTCCAGCATTATCTCAGTCAGACAAGCAAGCATATTGATTTCCTGATCCGCAACGAACGCCATCTGATACTGATACTTAGCAAGCACAAGCACAGCAGCAGGAATACTATTCGGAACCATGGAATCATAACAAGCATCGTAAATACGACGCAGAAGTACACTAGTATCGTTGTCCAAGTTATTGACAACCCATTTACGTACTTCAGGGAAATCTTTTTCCTTAAGTTTCTTAACCAAGTCATTTACTTTTACATCACTAAAGGTTGCAAGGATACCAGTGTCAATTTTACCACTTGAGGAGTAACGCTGGCACTCATTCAGAACACGACGCCAATCAGGGAAGTATTTGTTGATAAGTTCTACCAGGACCTTGTTATCATATTCAACACCTTCTGTATCCAAGATTTGTTGGATACGTTTAAAGAATGCTGCTGCGATTGCAGGTTTTTGTTTTCCGTTGATTGAGAAATCAACACAGGCACATCGGGAGTGGAGGGGTTCAATGATTTTGTTTTTGAAGTTGCAGGTGAAGATGAATCTGCAGTTGCCACTAAACTCCTCAGTAAACGCCCGTAGGAGGAGTTGTACGTCGTTGGTTGTGTTATCTGCCTCATCAATGA